ACTCTTGTAATAACTCCTGCTGGAACATTTAATTGATTTGCATCAAGATTTCTAAATCCTGCAAAAACATTATGTGCCCAATAATTTCTATGAACACTATCTGAAGATCCGCGAAGAATTTTCATTCCAGTAATAAGATCTTCTGAACTTATAAAAGCACTTCCAGTAGTTAATGGTGGATTATGAAAAGCTCCAGGTCTTCCAACTCCACCTAAAGATCCAAAGTTCATTAAAGAAAGAGTAATTTCTAATCCAGTAGAACTTAAAACTTTTGAAACATATCCATCATATCTTGCTTGTGTTAATGTAATTCCAGAAGCTATAAAAGTTCCTGCTCCTCTATTGAAAACATCTACTACAACACTTTCGCCAGTATATCCTGTGATTGGAGATGTATAAAAAACATTAAATTGATCTAAATATTGAGAACTATTTCTTTCTATTCTAGTAATTCCAGTAAAAGCATTTGATGGTGCACTTCTAGTTAATGTCCAAGCGTCTGTTTGAGTTGATGTACCCCTTTGAGCTGGAACAAAATTATTATTAACATTTAATGCGCCAAGAGCAATTCCAACTTTATAAACATTTGTTGAGCCATATGCTGGATCAAGTCCAGTAGCTCTTGTTACAACTGTTCCATTATAAGTATTAGCAACAATTCCAGCAACTCCAGGAAATACTCTTAGATAAACTAAGTCTCCAGTTGAATGTAAATATTGAGAAGTTGGTTGGCTATTTATTGCGTAAGCTAATTCTACTAAACCTGTTCCTGGAGGCGTTACAACTGTTGTGCCAGTTGTTGTTAAATATAACTCTGTAAGATTAGAGGTAGGAAATGTTTGATCACTAGCGCCTTTTGCTTCTAATGTTGTTAAGTGAATTAAATCTCTTAGGTTGTCGTTTCCATTTGGTCTTGTTGTAGGAGAAAATTGATAGCTTTTGTAATTTGTATTTGTATCCGTTGAGTATCTGCCGTTAAATGATCCTGGATTACTTGGTCCAGCTGAAAAAAATAAATGAAAATGATCTGAAGCATTTGTAAAATTAGCACTTCCTGCATCTAATGATAAACCATGAACCAATCTTCCTCGACCTTCAATATCTAAAGGTCTATTGGGATCCATTCCACTTGTTAAAGCATATTTAAATCCTGCTCCGAATGAAGAGCTTACATTAGTATTAATTGTAACTATTCCACTTTCACTATTTATATTTAATCCAGTTCCAATGTCAAATGCTCTTCCAGATGGCTCTATTCTAAGTGAATTAAATATTTTATTTCCACTAATATTTTGATTTCCAGTATTGTAAACTAAATTATTAGCATAAACTTGTTGAAATATACCAGTATATCCACTTATGTTTCCTGTGACTGTTGTATCAATTATTTCATTGTACCTTAGAGTACCAGCAATAGTAACATCTCCAGATACATTTAAATTATTTAAAAAAGTTTTATTGCCAGATATATTTTGATTGCCTGTTAAAAGTACTGTGCCACTTGAAAAAACAGCTAGAGCTGCTTGCTCTGCAAAATCTATAAGTAATCCACTTTCTGAAGATATAGAATCTACAAAAAATCCACTTAAATCTGGTTGATCGAGTTGTTTTACTCTGATTAAATTAGCCATAACTTAAACCTTACTATGATAAAGTATGCTAGCTAAGTAACTATCAACTTGATGATCACAAGCGATAGAATTTACGCTAGCAACAGCTTCTTGATTTTGATCAACTGGTTGTTTAACATAATCTTCTATTTTAGAAATCCAATTTTCTGGAGCTTCATTGGCAATGATTATTTTGGCAATTTGTTCTGATACTTCTTTTTGATTGTAGCTTAATTTCTTAAGGTTGTGTTTTTTGCGAAGATTAGCTGCAACTTCTTCTTCTAGTTTTTGAGCAAGCACAAGATTTTCTTTTACTTTTACTAGGCTGTATTTTTCTTCTGTAGAAGCTTTAGATTGTCTTCCTTCGCCAATTGGTTTAACATTTTTTGTTGACTGAGGTATGCCAGTAGTTCCACTTGGCCTACCTGCTTCGCCTGAACCGATTTTTGGTCCACCAATTAATGGCTGATATAAACCTTGATCTTTAAGATCTTTGAATCTTTGTTGTGATTCTACTGATTCTTCTGAAGTTGGTAACCGTCCAGTATCAATTGCTTTCATTCCTTCTTCTGGAGTTAAAATACCAAGTTCAATAAGACGATTATAAACTCTTGCATATTGTATATCATCTTTTAAATCAATATCTTCAAAACATGGAGTTGGATAATTTTTAAATCCAAGATCTTTACTGATTCTACGTATTTCTGGAATAAGAAATTCATTAATAAATGCTTCGCGAGCTTGTTTTAATCTTTCAATAAATACTTGAACTTTAATATTTGTATTAGCAAACTTTTCATCACCAATAAGAATATTATTTAAACCAATTTTAATATCTCTATCAACAACTTCGTACTTTTCTGGACCAATAAGATTACCAATATCTGGAATAACGAATTGAGCTTTTGTTGTATAATCTGCAATTAGAACACGACCAACACTTTGATTTTCAAAAAGCTTTTGCATTGCCTCAAGATTCTTTTGATTGATGCCACCATTATCTGGAGTATCTCCCATGGTAATAAGCAAAACTGATTGTTGCATTGTGCGAGTAATAGCCATATCCATTTTCTTCATCTCAGCTTTCCAATTAATATCTTCTAATACTGGAAAACCCATTGGTACCGCAAATGGCTCGTAATCTTGTTTCTTATAAAATACAGCGCAAAGTCTTTGTGCGTCTAATGGCATTGTTAAAACACCAATTGTTTTTGATTGAATTAATTTTTTAGTTTCTTCTGGAAGACTATTAAGTACTTCTTTATCTTCATCTGTTTTTGGATTTTTTAATCTTTCTAATTCATAATCACTAAGAAGTTTGTAATATCTTCCAGTTGAAAAATTGATACTTCCACCAATTTGAATATCTGCTGGATTTAAAACAATATATCTTGATGGTAAATTAACTGCAGCTTTAGATGTATTTAAACCAAATGTTTGAGTAATTTTTGTTACATCTGCATCACTAACTTTTGTATCAAAACGATAAATAAATGTATTACCAGAGCGATAATATTCTCTGAAAAACTTATCTTGAAAATCCCATAAATTAATCTTTTTAAATAAAGCTTCAAAGAATGTTCTTGATTTTGAACTTCCATCTTTAAAGTAAATATTACTAGAAGAAAACTCAGTCATCAAGTCAATAGTATTTCTAAATATAGCAAAATTATAATAGCATTTTTGACATAGAATAACCGCATCGCGGATATTCATATTAGAGTTATTTTTGATTCCAGTTGAATATTTAAATGGTATTAATCCATCATCAATGTTTTTATATCTATCTGTTCTTATTATTGAACTAGCAGCATTTCTTCTAACTGAAGTATAGTCTGGATTAGATCCATTAGAAGCTTTACTCTCATAGCTACTAGAAGCATGACTTACCATTATTGGTGCTATGTCTGGATTTTTGTCGATTTTTTGGTCTTTTTTAGATTTTTTAGCCATTTTACTTCAAATATTACACTTTATATAAGATTATAGCTATTAAAATATTGAATAACTAAATTTTATTTACAGAATAAATTAAATTATTTTGTTTTATATATTCTAATAATTCTTCTTCTGTATTAGAAATAACCATAGTGAATGAGCTAGATGTGTACCCAGAACATTGTAATGGTTCTATTGCAATTACTTTGGTATCAGCATCATAAATCATCCACCACTCTTGATCTGTGGTATGAACTTCATCTGGAAAGGGGATAACCTGTTCTACATTTACATTTTGGTTGGAATAAATTTTCATATTAAATTTGTTGTTACTGTCCATCCTCGTGAAACAAGAGTTGCTTTGTCGGTTATTCCTTGGCCTGTGGGCGCTGAATTGGTGCCACCTAAATTCAAAACTCTAACGCCAGTTGTGTTGTTTGCTGCCACAAAAGCTGCTAAGATTGCATTTACTGGTGTGGAGGTTAATTGATTATTCTGTGCTTGAAACTGCCCAAGAATATTAGAAACAGAGCCACCAGCAAAACCAGTGAGTTGGTTTGTGTGGCAAATAAACTGTTGCAAAGCACTCAAGCTGTTCAAGCTGGGTATGGATCCTGAGAGCTGGTTTGTGTTGCAAATAAACTGTTGCAAATTAGTCAATCCACTCAAGCTGGGCATGGATCCTGAGAGCTGGTTTGTGCTGCAAATAAACTGTTGCAAATTATTCAATCCATCCAAGCTGGGAATGGGTCCTGTGAGTTGGTTTACATTGCAAATAAACTGTTGCAAATTATTCAATCCACTCAATGCAGGAATGGATCCTGTAAGCCGGTTTGTGTGGCAAATAAACTGTTGCAAATTATTCAATCCACTCAATGCAGGAATGGATCCTGTAAGCCGGTTTGTATTGCAAAGAAATTCAGTCAAATTTGTCAAGCTACTCAATGCAGGAATGGATCCTGAGAGCCGGTTTGTGTTGCAATTAAATATACTTAAATTACTTAATCCACTCAAAGCAGGAATAGGTCCTGTGAGTTGATTTGATTCACATTTAAATTCAACCAAATTTGTCAAGCTACTCAAAACAGGAATAGATCCTGTGAATCCATTGTTATCAGCATGAAAAACAAGCAACTTGGTCAACCCACTGAGGCTGGGCAACGGTCCTGTAAGTTGATTAAATGCACAATAAAAATATACTAAATTTGTTGTTGCGCTCAAAGCAGGTATGGATCCTGTGAGTAGATTATTATTGCATAAAAAAACTTTCAAGAAACTCAATCCACTCAAAGCAGGAATAGGTCCTGTGAGTTGATTTGATTCACATTTAAATTCAACCAAATTTGTCAAGCTACTCAACTGGGGTATGGGCCCAGACAGGTTATTCCTAGAGCAAAAAAACTGTCTTAACAATGGAGAACCTGAGAGTGCAGGAATGTATCCTATGAGTTGATTTTGCGCCAAGTTTAAATACCTAAGATTTGTTTTATTACTTAAATTAAAAAATGTATCAATTTGATTATTTTTTAAATCTATTCCACTAATTAATGTACTCGCTCCATCGAATCCATAAATTTTTTGTAATGTTGTATTTGTGCATGTTAGATCAACAAGATTATTAAAATTTGATAAATCTATTGCATATAAATTAGTGCCATTAGCAATATTTATTTTTTGTATTTGCTCTGGATAAGTAATTTCTATTGTTTGGGACATGCCTTTTTCCTTAATTATAAGTTACACATTATATCATCCTAGGAGTAAAGCTATCATTTTGAACTTCTTCTTTTACTGCATTCATATCATGATAGCATTTTAACCCCCAATTTGCTAACATTAAAGCTGAATAATTATCTTTTCTGGCTTTATTAGCTGAAGTGCTTCTTTTTAAATGCTGAGGTAAATCAAAAGTTTGAGTTCCTCGACTGGTAGATGAATGCTCTACTAATGTACATTGTTTTTTAGTTTGATATATAAAATCATCTTGGTTTTCAATAAAATCTAATATAGTCCAATCTTTTTTGTCTTCTGATTTCATTAATTCAATTGGCGCACCACGATTTATAGCTTCGTTAAAGAACTCTTCATTAGCTCCAGTTTTACTTGCAAACCATATTTTCTTATAATCAATACAAGCTTGTAAATGTTCATTTGCTTTACGAATAAATGTGCTTGTAAATACTTGATTAAAAGCTATTCTTTTATCTTCTAGATTATATTTCTTTCTAGCATTCCTAATCATCATCTCGTAGTCTAAACCTTCAAGATCAGAATCGACATCAAATGTTTTAATTTCTAATTTTTGTTTTTTAAATAATTCAGACTCATTACATGAAGCTAAGAATACGTCTGCACCAGCATTATCTAAAATGATTGTAACAATATTAAAGTTACTCATAATATAAGAAAGGTAAGCTACGTGATTTTTTAAATTACCTAGACCAGCGTAAGTATGAACTAATATGCCATGCCCTTTCTCCTCATCTACTTCTAAAACGGCCATAGCAAAATAATCTGCATTAGGACTATCACTCATATTAGGATCAATACCAAGAATATATTTTTTGCCAGATTCACCCTTTAATAATGTATGAGGTTTTTCATTAAACTTTAATGTGCATTCTTCCATTTTCTTTGCGTTAAAATAACTATCACTACCATCTGTGAATCTAGCGCAATACTCTCTTAAGAAACTACTATGACTTGATCCTCCAGCTTGAGCTTCTTCAATAATTGTTTTATCAATCATTTCTTCTGGAAGAGCTTCGTAACTCAGCTGACTAACAAAGTAAGTCGCTTCGCCTCTTTCATTGTTTGTTATTTTTTCTGACCATTCGCTATAAACTTTATATAAATTTTCAAAAGTATAACTCGCAGATGAGAAAGCTAACATCTTACTTGTGTTTTCAAAAACCATTCTATCTTCTTCTTTCATTGAGCCTTCTTCGATTAATTTATCTTCTAGCTCTCTGATTTCCATACGCTCTTTAATATTTTGTGGTGCAACTAAGAATGGCATCAATACGTTTTTAATGATCTCTTCTGGAAGCAAAAGAAACTCGTCCAATACTAGAATGTTTGCACGAAAGCCTCGAATCTTTTCTCCGTTAAGAGGAATTGCTACGATGCTTCCGCCATTAATTTGCCATTCGAACTGATCATTTCTTTTTGCTTTAGCACCAAAACATTGAGCAAGTAATTCGGCTCCAGGACTTTGAACAATCTTTTCTAAGTTGTTAAAAATAAATCTTGCAGTTCTAAATGTTGGTCCAGCAATAAGAATTTTAGTATTAGGTTCAAATATGCATTGAAGAAAACAAAATACTGCTGCTGTAA